GGAAGAAGAGTAACTAGTATTAACATTACGCAAGATTGTGTTTATAGACAAAGAGATTTGTCTACATATCCAGGGCAGGAATATACCTTTAGTGCCTATGCTAGGCACATAAGTGGAGACAATACTATCAAATTACAGCATCCTGCGAACGGAGCAGCTCTGCGTGTTCGTTTTAAAGCGATAGAAGAATGGACACGATATGAAGTTACATTCACTGCAGTTAGTGAACTGGTAGGTATCGAATATGGAATGGATAGTACCGCTATTGGTGTAGTGGAATTTTGTGGAGAAAAGCTAGAAGCAGGAAATAAGGCTACTGATTGGAGTTTATCACCTTGGGATGTAGAACAGGCTATTGCATCTCCCACGAATATGCAAATTACTGGACAGTTACACTTGTCTAATATAACCGATATTGCAGGAACTAATCCATCCGAAAGTGCTTTAGTTATTGGAAATAAAATAGGTAGTCACATTGCGTTTGATGATAATGAAATAATGGCAAAAAGCAATGCGACGACACCGAACAGATTAGTGTTAAATCACGATGGTGGCGAGGTACACATTGGTAAGGATGGACTCCGCCTAGATGGAAATCTAAAAATGCTAAATACAACAAAGACGAGGCTAAACACAGTTTTAGACTTAAAAACAGGAGACCCAAATGGCGATGGATTATTAATTGGTACAGGAGGACTAATGATTATTGGTGGAGGGGAAAGTTCTGCAACCTTTTTCAATTTAGGAACTGAATTACCTACTAGTGAACAGCTATACTTAACCTCTGATGAGGGTGTATTCCTTGTATCCAACTGTCAAAACATAAATAATAGAAAAACTGTACTTCTTTCGCAAGCAGGAGACTTGTCGCCACTTAGAAATGGTGAGATAAGCTTAGGGAGAGTAGATTGCAAATTTGGAGAAGTACACGCAAACAACTTTAGAGGAAATGCAGATAGTGCTACCAAATTAGAAAAGCCTATAACAATAAATGGAGTTGCACTTGACGGAACAGCAAATATAAATGTTCCCCTGACCAATGCAAGTACAATTGGTATAAGTAGTGCATTTACACGTAATTCTAGATTTACAGCCAGCAACCTTGCTGTTTTTGCGACAGGAAGGGTAGTAAATTTTAATGCAACTATAAGCAGTTCGACTACAGGTACTTTGTCTAATATCTTGTTATATTCGATTACAAATGCAGACTATTTACCAGAAACGACCGCAAATATTATCGGAATAAATCAGTCGACAGGTGCTACATACTTGTTAAACGTAGACCCTATACTAGAAAGAATAAGATTTGCATCACTAAACATGAACAGCACTTATGCTGCTAATCAGACAATTACCATTACTGGGTCGTGGGTTACTAAACCGTTTCCGATGACAAGTAGTATAACTGCTTAAGAATAGAATAAACAAGGAGGAGAACATGGAAGAAAAATTTGAAACAGAAACAAAAGTAAGGCTAGCGGAACAGAAGGAACAGGGCAAGAGATTAGAATTGTTAGAACAGGAACCAGGGCGACAATACAAGCAACTAAAAATAATAATTATTACAGCATTTACAACTATCATAGTCGGTAGCGTCGTAGGTGCTATTTTAATGCTAATTTAAAGGAGGAAAAGAGTATGAATAAAACATGGTTTAAGGCAGCAGGAATAAGGGCGATAAAAACAGTGGCACAAACAGCAGGGGCAACAATAGGAACGGCATTAGTTGTCACAGAAGTAAATTGGATAACAGTAGTATCAGCTTCACTTTTGGCTGGGGTGTTATCTATTTTAACATCTATCGCAGGATTGCCAGAGTTGAAAGAATAGTCGTTTTTTCTTGTAAGACAGAAATATGCATGATATTATAAAAATGGAATATCGTGTACAAGGTGTGTTGACCTCTCATTTTACATAAGATGGGAGGTGATGCAGATGTTCGATTTTAAAGACCTTATGGCTTTTGGAATGTTCATTATTGCGTTGCTGACCTTAATAATACTAATTATTAAGAAAAAATAAGCAAACAAAAACAGCCCCTTGTACTTTAGCCAGAATAAGGGACTGTTAGCAACAAAAATCTCTTGAGGTTAACCACTTTGTGGGCGGTATTCCTTTTTATATGTATATCATAATGTATTTTTTAAATAAAATCAAGTTAAAATATTTAATTGTTAAGCCACTTGCGAATATGTAGGCGGTATTTTTGTACCCTTTTTAGTTTTCGTGGGTAGGGCGAAAAAAGATTGTGAGATTAGAAACATCATGTTATAATTCAAACAAGGACAACTGTATACAGGGTGGTGCGCCCTCTATTTGAATAAGATAGGGGGTGATGCTTATGACAACGTATGAAGCAATATCATTAATGATTATGTTTGCAACGTTAATCATAGCTTTACTCGCTTACATAAATAATAAGTGTAAATAAGCAAAGAAAAATACCTACCCTGTTTTTCCCGAACTGGTAGGTATTTTTATCTAACTAAGAGGGCAACCACCTTGTGTGGCAGTTGTTCTTTTTTATGTCTTAATTCTAGCCTAAATAAAGCAAGATTGCAAGAACTTTTTAGAGGAAGAATAGGGCAACCGCATAAAAAATATATAAACTACTCCAAATATGGTAAACTGTAATCACGAGGTGATTGCATATGTTAATGGAGATATTTGAAAAATTGAAAGATAATCGTGATGAAAGAGGAAAACGTCATAAACTGATAGACGTGATTATCATGAGTATATACGGAATATTAAGTGGAAACAGTGATTGTGAAAATATAGCGGATTGGCTAGAGTTACGTTCTGCATACTTCATTGATCTATTAAAATTGGAGAATGGAACACCATCAGTCGATACTCTTTTACGAGTTTTTAGAACACTCGAACCCAAGCAATTCATGCATCTATTTACAGAGTGGATTAAGCAGATTGTCTCCACGAAAGGTGGTCATATTGCAATTGATGGAAAAGCGATAAAAAGTGCAGCAGACAAAATTAATCATGGTAATATCCCTTATGTAGTTTCTGGGTTTTTAACAGAAATTGGGATATCAATCGGTCAGGTTAAAATAAATGAGAAATCAAATGAGATAACAGTGATACCAGAGTTGCTAGAGCTACTGGATTTAGAAGAAGTAACCGTTACGATTGATGCGATAGGGACTCAAAAAGCAATTGTAAATAAAATCATTACTAAAAAAGGGCATTACCTTTTGAATGTGAAAGAAAACCAAAAGGTGCTGTACTGGGATATTGATGAGTATTTCAAGTTTGCATTATCGGACAGAGAAGAGAAAGAAACAATCAAAAGTTATGAGCATGGTTGTATAGAGAGCCGAAAATACTATGTCATAGAGGATGTATCCTTTTTAACAAGTAAATCGGAATGGAAAAATCTATCGAGTATCGGATTGGTCATTAACCAACGAAAAATAAATGGTCAAGAAAGTGTTCAATGGAAGTATTATATTTCAGATTTAAAACGAACCCCAGAAGAATTTGCGTGTTTAACACGTAACCTTGGCAGATTGAAAATAACTTGCATTGGGTATTAGATGTTCATTTTAAAGAGGACTTAAATTTGTGGGTAGGAGCGACGAAGAATATAAATGTAAATGCGACAAATGCAACAACAGCGGGAAGTACTACTAATCATACACATAATGTGACTGCAAGAGGTACAAACAGCAGTACAATAGCGGGAGGCACTAATACTTCGGTTGGTGATGGAGATTCCCATACAAACATGCAACCATATATAACTTGTTATATGTGGAAACGAACCGTATAGAAATAATAGAGTGAAAATGATTTATTATTTGTGCAGAAAAGGAGAAGTTATGAACAAAGAATGGATTAGAGCAGCAGGTATGAGGGTGATAAAAACAATGGCTCAAACAGCACTAGCAACAGTAGGAACGACAAAGATTATAGCAGAAGTGAATTGGTCTTCGTTATTATTAACAACGATATTATCAGGAGGATTATCATTACTAACTTCGATAGTTGGATTACCAGAACTGAATGAGGTACAAGATGCAGATTAATAAGATGATTAGTAGCTATAACTATAATGTAGGATATCCAAATAGAATTAAATTTATAGTAATTCATTATGTGGGAGCTTTAGGGGGAGCAAAGGAAAATTGTCAGTATTATGCTGCTGAAAATAGAAATGCATCAGCACATTATTTCGTAGGGCATAGCGGAGAAGTATGGCAGAGTGTAGAAGATAAAAATATTGCTTGGCACGTAGGAGCAAATAACTATGTGCATCCAAATTGCAGAAATGCTAATAGCATTGCTGTAGAAATGTGTGTAAAAAAGAAAAATAAAACTAGTCTTGCGGCAACAGACAAAGACTGGTACTTTGAGAAAGTAACTGTGGAAGCAACAATAGAATTGGTTAAAAGTTTAATGAAACAGTATAATGTGTCGCTTCAAAATGTAGTGAGGCATTATGATGTGACTGGGAAAATTTGTCCTAATCCATATGTATATAATAGTATGGGATGTGTTTGGGAAGAGTTTAAGGGAGAACTAGCAATAGGTGAAGAAAATAAGCTATTGAACAAGAAAGGAGACTTTTCGGAGATGAATAAAGAACAAATACAAAAAATTATTGGAGATATGTACTATACTATTTTAGGTAGAAGTGCTGATATAAAAGGATTAGAATATCATACAAGAAAAGTACTAGAGGGTGTTTCTTTTATAGATGTCTATCAATCATTTGTAAATTCAGAGGAGGGGATTCAATTTTATGTAACGAATATACTGTATAGGAAATTGCTCAAACGTGAACCTGATAAAAATGGTTTTAATTATTTTATTAAGAGTTTAAAAAGTGGCAATCATACAAGAGAAACTGCCTATGCAGAGGTTATAGATTCAGTAGAATATAAGAAAGTATAA